GATCTCTTGCTTCTTGCTTTTTGTAGGCATCTTATTTTTTAATCCTCGGCCCACGCATCGCGCTAAGATTAGCGGCTACTGCTTTTTTTGCCTTTCTTTTTGCTATTACTGTCTGAACAGTTCGTGTTTCATATATCCTAATCCCCGTCCAAACAATAGTAAAGATTGCAGCTAAGTAAGGAAGCCATTTCAATACTGTTCCCACCGCTGTAAATATAGACGCAAAGTCTAATATGTGTTTCGTCGAATCATCCATATTTAACATTATACTTAGCTACAGAATACACTAATTGAAGTCACTGCAGCTGTATTAACTACTACCCCAAATGAGGATAAAGCTGCACTACCGGCGATTAATATACCGTCTCCGGGTAAAGACATTTGTTGTGATTGTACTATAGCGGGAGTAGCAACATTTAATAGTGTTCTATCACTAGCCGCCGTTCCATCTAAAGTAAGTGCAATACTTCCTGCACCAGCGGTTGCAATAAAATAAAATCCTCTTAATCTACATCTAGGAAGAGCCACACCGTCTGTGACGACGGTCCCAATACTAATATTACCTGTACCAGCTCCCGAAGCTGTAACACTTGTAATAAGAGAATAATAGTTAGCTGAAGATTCGGCAGTTGCGTCTGGACCTGTCATTACCTCGGTAGTAGGAGTGTTTGTTAAATCACCCACTACATATCCTACAATAGTAAAAGTCATACCACTACTATCGCCGACCGAAGTAATGAATAGTTTATATCCTGCGCCATTATCTAAAGGTTGATAGCTAAGAAGAGGAACATCCCCGGCGCCGGCTACTGTAGCAGCTGCACGTAAAAGTGTTGCACTATAAACAGGAGTAACGGCCCATATATCTGTTGTTGAAGCCATGATTTATTCTCCCAATTAAGCAGTACGTGTAATAGTATAAGCAGTAGCACTACTAAATAATAAAGTATATCGTGCTAGCCCAGTTACACCTGTGGGTATAGTAAGTAGCCCAAATGATGCACCTACAGCAGCTGCTCCTGCTGATAAAATTGCATTAACGCCAACAACCATTGTTACTGTATTAGCGCCAGCGGTATTATCAACAACTAATTCAAAAATTGTTCCTCCAGTTGCTCCTAATTCAGCACCTAAAAGAGTTCCAGTTGGAAATGTAATACTTGTACCTGCTGCGGATGTTGAGGTGATATACCCTGTAGCTACTTCTGCTGCGGTTGCAGCTGCAGTTGCGTTAATAGCTGCTGCGGTTGGTTCTGTCAGAAAGCCGCTTAGTGATACGACTGGTCCCGAAAATGTGGTTCGTGCCATGATTTTTTCTCCATACAAAGTTAAGCTTATCTGTCTTGTATGCGTCTGCTGGGGCAGTCATGATAAGCTGGTTGTTCCCAGATGGTTAATAATACTATATTTAGTTACTTTATGCTACACAAAAAAAGAAATTAATAATGCGATCGTAGGTGTAACTGGGAATAAAGCTGTAAATAATAATAATTTAGCTATTAGAGTCTTTGATATCATACTGATGCTTCCCCCTTGATCTGCCCCTTTTAGTTTGTTGTTAATTTAAGCCTTTATTTTAACAACTATTTGTTATTTTTCTGAATGTCTTAAGTTATGCTCATATATTAAATGTTCTAGTTGTTGAGTTTTATCTCTCAATACTTTGACTGTATTTTCAAGAAAGAAAAGTTTAGTATTTTGAATATGGTCTGATGAAATAGGTTTATCCTGATTTTCACTCATGTCTTCTTCAATCCTTGCAATATCTTGTGATGAAGTTGTACTTGTATTTTCTACTGCACTAATTCTACTATCTAATTGTGAGTATGCCCATACACCTAGCACAATAGCTCCAATTAACTGAATAAGAAAACTTAAACTAAAATTAACACTTGAATTTTTTTGTATCTTGTCCATTGTTCTATTATACCGTAAAAAAGAAAAACCCAGCAGAGAGGAGCTGGGTTTTTCAGGGAGTGGAACTACTTACAATTTAAGTAGAACCTGGTGAACCCCAAATACCTAGCGGGTCAGACCAGCCAAATGAATAACGTTCACGGGCTTTGTATCGAACATTACCTGTGTCAAAATCGCCATCCATAGATGTAGTTAATGGTGTTCTTTCGAAATGCTTCATGCCATTAGGTACATCGGTAGTTAAGAAAAATGCATTCGCATCAGTTAAAAAGTGATTTACTGAATAACCGTCTGGAATTGAACCATTATTTCTCATTGCGTTGATATCATTATCAGCTGTACCAACACGAAGTTGAGTATCTAATAAACGAGTTGCAACGAATTGTAGTGCAGGTGGTATTACTAATCTGCGAGGTTTAGCCGCGATTAATAGACCACGTTCGTCAGTCCAAGCTGCGATCTGAATAACTGCGGCTTCTAGTGCTGCCTCAGATAAATCCACACCAACTGCTGGTCTGTTTGCATTAGTACCGCCAGCCACCGTAGGGTGATTAACAACAGCAGCTGCAGCGTTAGTACCAAATAATGATACATTATCGCCACCTAAGAAAGCACCGTTATAGCCGTTGTTTAAAACATTGGCTGCACGAACTTGCTTAGTATTTGCCATTGAACGAGCAAGAGCTTTAGTATAACGAGCTGAAAGACTATCATATAGATTATCTTCAACTGCTTCTTCAGTCAAACTGAAGCCTAAAGCAATTGTTACGTGGTTGTACCTAGCTGTAAAAGCTTCTTGTGCGTTGTCATACGCAATAGCTGCTCCCTCATTTTTCAGAGGTGCGGCTGCAAAGCCTGCTAGTTTTGTTTCTTCTTCAAAAGAACGGTCTGAAGATTCAGTTTCATAAATCTCTTTATGCTCTTGTCCGTAACGCTCATATTCTAAACCAAATAACGCGTTAAGTCCTGGTAATAGCTCCTTAAGGAGCTGGGCTCTTGAAATTGCCATGATTATTTCTCCTTAATTAAACGCCTAAACCAGCGTCATATGAATGAATACCTGCATTAAACTTAATTAAGCAGTCTGTAAAAGCATCACCAACTGTTGAAGTTGGACTATCTACAAAGTCAACAATACGAAATGCTATTGTAGCTGTTACAGCTGATGTAGCATCTATTGCTGTATTAGATACGCCGGATGCGAGCACCCCAGTACCTGTCGCTTGCACTGCTGCAAAGGGAACATTTTCGCCCAATGCAGTTGCTGCTACGGATGCGTCTGCTTGTGCCATAAAGACCACATCTGGGTCATCTATAACATAAGCTAAAGCATCTGCTGCTACTGTGCCTGTCGGCCAGTTGTTTGCAAATGTGATATTTCCCGAATTTGGGTCTGTATATGTACAACCTACAAAAACACCAATAACGCCTGCTGGAAATGGGTCGGCATTACTACCTATATCAGTAATAATTTCAACTGTTCCCGCAGCTACAAGTGCAACCACTGAGCCATTATAAATGTTAGTTCCATATGCAGAAGCAATCGGTAATAGGCGCGTAGAACCCGCGTACGGGGTACCGCCTATATGGTTTACGGCTTTAAGCCCATAAGGGGCTGCTGTCGTTGCCATGATTATTTCTCCTATTTATTTCCCCTTTCCAAACTTGGTACCGCCAGATTCTTGACCTTCAGCAAACTTCGGCATACGAGGGTCATTTTGATTCATATACTGCGCATCAACTGCCTCGGTTTGTTGCCTTGTTGCTTTGTCAACATAAGCTTGACGTTGTTCCATTAGTTCTTTAGGGATTTTACATAATAGCACACCACCAATCTCAATACCGTCTTTGTATTGTGAATTAGGGTCTGCCGCTAATTGAATCTCTGGGTGTTCCGAATGTTTTACCGGTTCCCAGCCTTCACGCATTTTTGCAGAAACGTTCATGTTATCAGGTTCATTTAAAAGAGAACTTCTAACCCATCTATAAGACCATCCAGCTTTCTGGGTAAACTCTGGTAGCGAACTTGCTGGCTTCCATTCTTTAACCTTACTTTCTCTATTTTCTAATTCTCGGTCAGTTCTTTTAATCTTTTTATCTGTTGCCTTATCCATGTGCGTTCTCCAATTTTATAAGTTCTCTAGCATAGTGTTCCGGTGTGAGATTTAGCTTTTTAGCTAAAGCCACTTGTGATTTCGATAAGCGTACTTTCTTTGGCGCATTGCTGCGGGTTGCCGGTGCTACTATATTAGATGGTTTGCGTTGGGCTGGTTTTTCAGCGTCCGACGAGTTTCCCTCAAAATTCTCAGGGAAGCGTTTTTGCATCGTCTCATCTATACGAAGGTAATAATCTTCAGAGGTGGGGTCTATCCCACTCCTGACTAATCTTTCATGTACTCCTAGAGCTAAAGATGTCATTTCTTCGTCTTTACCGAACCAATCGTTTTCAATCTGCCATTCTGTAGCTCTTGAATCGGGTGCGGTTGCTTTAGGTTTTAAACTGTCTAAGTTACTTTGTACACTATTTTCTTGGGGTTGTCCATCATATTTATATTGGGGCTTAATATTCTGAGCAGAAGAAACATTATACTGGGCACTGTTCATAGCTGCTTGAGCTTCCACTATCTGCTCGGTATCTCCAGAATCATAGGCTACTCTGTAATCTTTCTTAGCCGCCACTAAATCTGAATCATATTTGCTCTTTAAAGTTTTTAAATAATCTTCTTCCCCAGAACTTAAAGTTTGCTTAAGCTCGTTGTTCTGTGTGTGTATTTTTTGGGCATAAGCAACAGCTTCGTCGCGTTCTCTAGCGGAAGCTTCTTTAGCACGTCTTTCATCATGGTAGACTTTTTTAAGCTGAGCCATCCGTTGTTTAACACGATCAGAATAACCCTCTAATGTATCGTTTTCTAAAGTCTCAACCATGTCTTCAGGCAGTGGCTCTTTTCCTTTATCAGCGGGAGGTGTATCATCTACTTCCTCAACAAAAAGTTCTTCCTGCTTTGGTTTTTCCGGAACTACACGTTCAACATCTGCTGTAGATTTTGTGGGTTTTTCTTTTTCTTTTTCTTTTTCTTTAACTTCTAAATCTACTTCTACTTCTTCAATAAGGTCTACTTCTTCATCTGGTATTTCATTTATAATTTCAGCCATGCTTGTCTCCTATGCGCGTTCGTATCCGCGGGGGTCATCGACCACTGCTTCTACGGTATCGTCGTTTATTATTCTAAACTCTTTTCCGTGAATTTTAATTCTAGTACCTGCGTAAGCACGGGTAATAACGAAGTCACCTTCTTTACACCACGGGCCTTCGGGAAATCTAGCTTTATCTTTATAAGCTAAATCACCTAACTGCATAACAAATAAACATACGGTTGCTGCTTCTTCTATATGTTTAACTGTATCTGATTTGATAAGACCCCCCTCATATGTTTCCTCTGCTTCAGGAACAATACATAAAATACGATAGCCTTTAACGTCAGGTAGTTGAGTAGCTATTTTTTCAAGCGCCTCCTTTTCCGTGACATTTTTGCCTTCGGTAGTTTTAGTGTTTTTAATTTTAATAGGAGCTCCAGATATGGAGACTATTTTATTGTCTGGGGTTGCAATGGTATCACTCATTTTTGCACCACACTGTCTGTTGGAGTAGAGTCAAAATCTTCCTCACCTTTTTCATTGGCTCTAAGGGCATCACCAATCATGTTTTGAACAATGAGATATCCCCTTATTTCTCCACATGCATGTTGATAAGCTTCAAATGAATTAGCACCTCTACCCATGCTTTCTAATACTTCTTTGCGTCTTTCCTCTATCTGGGTTGATAGAAGCATTAACGTTTCTTTAACCATGTTTTATTCCTTTATATTTAGTTGAGTTTCATCCTTAAGTTTTGTATCTTTTACCTGAGTTTCATCTTTTAACTTTTGCTTATGAGCAGTAGTTTCATTACGTAACCTAGATTCTTTTTCACGGAGGTTGATGTCTTTATTTTTTTGGACTACATCTACGCCCATCTTAGCGCCTTCGAGTAATTCTTTTGCCTTAATTTGTTTATCCTCTGTCACTGCTTTAGCTCCAAGTTGAGCCCCTGCAATTTGTTCGTTAGACTCAATTCTAGCTTTTTCTAAAATCATATCTCGTTGAACATTAGTTGATAGTTTTTCTTGCTCTAACATTAACTTACCTTTATCAAGCTCAATATCAGCCATTGTTTTCTGCGCTTTCATTTGAGTTTCTTGTTTCTTAAGCTCAAGTTCAGCTTGTTGCATTTGAATCAATGGATCTTCTTGCGCTTGCTGAGCTTGTCTTTGTTGAGCATCGGATTTATTCTGCTGTAGAAGTTTTTGTGCTGCATCAGCAGCCAATCTTGCTACTTGATTCTGAATATTTTCTGGCATCACTTCGTCTTCTTCTGGAAGTGGTACGCCGAGTTGTACTTCGATTTGTTTTCTATATTCAAAAGCTAAATGCTCTGCTAAATGAGCTTCCATTGCTGCCTGCATTTGAGGCGCTTTTGGATTCTGCCCTAGCATCTCACGGACAAGGGGGTCATCTCTAAATGTCCTATGTACCTCAATATGAGCTTTTTGATCTTGGAATAAAAATGCTTTAACTGGAGTTCCGTTCACCATATTCATATTCTCAGATACTGGGTCTAAAGGTTTAGCATCATCGTCTGTAGGAATAAGTTTGCCAATATTTTTAACCCCTAGCACTTCTAGCATTTGTTTATTAAGTTCTTTTAAGTCATAGATATCAGGATTTTGTTGAGCCATTTGCATAACAGCTTGGTATTGCACAACCTTCTGCGCCATCGTTGCAGCATTAGGGTCAGCTACGGGTATTAGATTAACCCTATCGTAGTCTGCTTGTTTAGCTCCGGGGGTTCCTGTTGCTGGATCATATTGATAATTAGGGTCTGTATAATCTTTAATTATATTTTTAAGTAATAAGAACTCTTTTTTCATTGAGTAATAGATACGAGCATTAACTGCTGACATTACTTTCAATGTTCGCTCAAGTATAGCGAGTGTAGAACCTACTGGAGAGTTAGCTGACATATCAGATACTTTCATATCTGCTGCAGAAGCAAAGCGCCTGCCTTCTTCAATAATCTTGTCCATTAAACCTGCAAGCACTTGACTTGGCTCTTTATATGGAAGTGGCATTAAGTTGTCTCGAAGTGTTCCAGATGGTGCGTCTACATCACGCCATTCTGCTGGTCCAATTGGAGTATCATCACCTTTAATTCGTAAACCTCTAGCTTTAAATCCGCCGGGTAAGTTTGATAGTGTGCCTGCATCAACTAACTGACGTAGTAACATAGTTCCTGATTTAGAGAACCCACCAATAAGATGAATTAATCCAAAGCAATAGAAACCAAATCCTGGGATATACCCATAATGCACAAAATGCTCACGCCGTTTTTGTTGGCTGTCTTCTTGTTTCCAATTACGGCGAACAGCTAATACTTCTTGTGTGCCTTTATCAATCGTAACTATATAAGGTAATGCTATTCCTGTTTTACCATCATCATCTTCATCTTCATAACCTTCTAAATCAAGGTTAACATTCATTTCTAATATTTTATATCGGTCATCATTAGTAGCATCGAACCCCATTTGTTCTGCAATCTTTTTCTCTACTTCATCTAAATCATAATCTGGTTCACCTAGTTCTATATCACGATAGAACCCTATGTGTTGTAGGTTGTGAATTTCTTGTTCAGTCTTTCGCATAACATGAGTTACACGCTCAGCAGTTTCTAGATTAGATGCTCCGTAAGGAACCACCATATCTTCAGCTGGAACAAAGATAGATACTTGTCTTTCTAGTGTTGGGTCATAGTATACTTTCTTAAATGCATTACCCGCTAATCCTAAACCCCATAACATTCTTTCATGCTCTGGTCTATACTCTGGCATTTTGTCCATGAGTTGATAGTTCATGTTCTCTTGAACACGCTGAGATGCTTCAATACATTCGTCTGTTTCTTTACCAATAATAGAAGTTTTCACCGGGCCTGCAGCGGGGAAAGTTTCCATCATTGTTTCAGCTTGGAATTTAACTAATGCTTCGGAGAGTAATGGGTGATAGACAGCACATGCACCTTCCCATGGTTCGGACCTTTCTTCTATTTTAAGTCCTAAAAGTTCTAAGCCATCAACATAAGTTTCTAGCCAGTCTTTTCTTGAGTTTAGGTCATTTGTAAAATCTTCTAATAAGTCAGATGATAAGGTAGCTAAATATTTTTCATCAAGTTCTTCAGCTAAGTTTTTACTAAACTCGTCATCTTCCATACGATCCGGGTCAATAACTATTTCAGTATCACCAATACCAATAGTTACTTTTTCAGGGTCCTCTATTTCAATCTCAATAGCCTGTTCGTTTTCCGCCGCTTCATCTATTCCTACGGGAGCCGCATATAGTCCTTTATCTACATCTGCCATTATTATTCCTTATATTATAGTGCATATAACCTCTTATTTTTTCGACCCCTAAACATCTGAACGTCTTCTTCTTCATCATTTGGCAAGCGAATAAATCCACCCTGTCTAAATCTAGCTAACGCTAAAGTTGTGGCATCCACTAAGTCGTCATTAGCCCCTGCTGGAAAATCATTACACTCTTCTATTACTTCTTTTGCCCATCGTCTATCGGGAGCCCATACTACACCCCCACTAAACAAATCAGATACAGCATTTACCCTACTTGTTTTGTCTTGACCTTTCCCCGGGGTGAACTCACCCACTGGAATACCCATTCTTCTAAATTCTTGATAAAGCGCTGCGCCATTTGACTTCTTTTCTACAATAAATGCATCAGGTTCCCAATCTTGGTATTCCTCTATACACAATTGCTTTAATTCTGGAAACTCTAACCTTTTTTTAATTGCATTAAGTAGTATTATAGCGTAGTTATTTGTTTCTTCGTTAAAAAATACGCCCCAAGTCGTTAATGCGTTGTAATCAGCTCTATTATTGGTTTCTTGCGCGGCATCGAGTGTCATTATAGTAAATTCACACTCTGGTGGGTCTTCTTCTTCCCATATATTCCACCATTCACGCTTAATAAGTGCCCCTTCTTCTGAAGTCGGGTTCTGCATGTACTGTGCATTCCAATATCGTACATCAATTGCAGCTCTTCTCGCTTGTAATTCTTCTATAGGCCAAAACTCTGGCCATAATGATACTTCTTCACCCTTTTTATTCTCTAATATAGCTGGAAATTCAACAACTTCCCACTCATCTACATCATCGTTCTTAACCATCTGGTTAACTATCTGTCCTGTCAGGTCTAATTTAGACCATCTAGTCATTACAACAACAATAGCACCACCAGGCATAAGACGCTGAAGCGGGCCGGACTGAAACCATTCCCAAGCTGGTAAGAAAACATCCGATTTACCCAATTTTGCATCTTGCTCTGAATGGGGGTCGTCAATAATGAATAAGTCGGCACCCCTACCAGCCAAAGCACCGCCAACACCGATTGCGAAATATTCACCATTGTGGTTCGTGCCCCATCTCGAAGCTGATTTACTATCCGCTTGCAAGCTGATATCGGGGAATATGTCTTTATAAGCGTCTGAGCCCACGAGATTCCGGACCCTACGTCCGAAGTTAACCGCAAGATCAGCTGTATGAGATGCCATAATAACTTTTTTTGCTGGATGTTTACCCAGAAACCAAGCCGGTGCCAGATATGATATGAGTTCTGATTTTCCGTGACGAGGCGCGATATTGACGATAATTCGTTTTCTTTTTCCTGCTGCAATTTCTTCAAACAATTTAGCCAGTCTTGCATGGTGTGCTCCTACTTTATAATCGGGGTAGACATGTTTAATAAAGTCTAAGAAGTTTGCCTTCCCCTGGGTTTTAATTAAGTCTTTCTTATAATCTTTTAAGAGTGATAAACTTTTACGTCGTTCACGCTCAGTCATGTTGGGTAGAGATTTTTGTAATAAATCTAAATCCGCTTCACTAATCATCTTCGCCTTCTATCCTTTCATATTCTACTCCCTCAACTATTTTACCCTTTAGCTGG